TAGCGATAGCAGTTTCACGTACAGCTTTAGCATCAGCAATTGCTTCTTTCAACAATTTTGAACTTGCCATTTGTTTTCCTTATTTATCGGATTTCTTAAGCTATTGTATTGTGAGCTTAAATAGAATTTGTTTGATTGGTGTTTTCACTGCTCATAGAACGAGAGTATTCATTTACCAATAGAAAAACCTATATAAAATAGGTTATTGTTAAGAATAAATATATAAAATTTTACAAAACGTAAAAAATCTATACTTTTCTTTAGAATTTATTTATTATTAGAAGTTCTATCTTTAGATAATGTTTTCATTGCATTTCTTAAAGTAGATTGTATTTTAGCTCTTTTAACAGGATCTTTTTGTGCACCTATTTGAGCTCTTAGTACTTTAATTCTATTATTTGTATTTTGTGCTTTTTCGGCAGGAGAAACTTTTTTTGTAGGAATATCTTCGGTTACTACCGATTCGTTGGGTACGCAATTTGGAACTTGTCTGCCACCCTTATTTTTCATACCAACTTGCTTATATCCTTTCCAGCAAGCTTCACATTGTAATTGTTCATTCATAAAAGATTCTCTTAAAGTTTCTCTTATAATTTCTTTAATATATGATTCAACTTTATTTGGTAATCCTTTGTGTTTTGTTGATGCGAAATCTTTAGCATCTTTATCAGTCATACTATCAGCTGCTTTTTCAACTTCTTTAGATGGTGCTTCCATGTCTCCTTTTTGTACTGCATGAACCATACCCATAAATCGTTGTTGTGCTTTAGATACTGCTGGCATATTAATTAGAATAAGTTTCGTAATCTTTTAACCATTTTTTGTAATAGTTAATTAAATCTAAGTTTACCGCTATTGATTTTTTAATATTTTCTTTTTTATTGTTTGGTAAACTTTTATTATCTTTAAGTTGTTGTACTAATAGTTTATTAGTTTCTTCCAAATTTTTAATCAACATTTCCAATCTCTTTGTTTCGGAATCTTCGTTTATAGTACCTTCGTTTGTTCCATATTCGTGATAATTAGATGATGCTTGAGAAATAAAGTTTTCTGCATTAGTAATATGGTCTTGAATCCAAGCTGGAATATCTTTTTCAGCTTCTCCCATTTTAGCTTTCAATTCCGTTGCCATCTTAATAATAGTATCTAATGAATTGTTTGCCATAGATACTTCATGGTCTTCACCTTCCCCTTCTTTAATAAAAGCGGTTGCGAATGGATTAGAAATTACTTTACCCATTTCAAATTTACCAAATGCTTTTTGAGATATCAATCCACCTAAACGAATCATAATTATTTCTTTTTATTTCCTAATCTTTCATGCATTGTATCAGTAGAGATATCTGCAATCTCATAGTAACGATTTAAGATGTGACCCATATCTTCATATAAAGAATGCAATCTTTCATCCATTGCTTTTGCTTCAACAGCAAATTTATCAAATGATTTACCCATCTTATCCAATTCCTGCATATTTCTTTTTACAGTAACTGCATCAAACCAATCACCACTTTCTCTTAATGTCATTTCCTTTGCAGCCTCAACGATAGCACCTAAAGTATTTGCAACCTCAGTCATATCTGATTGTCTTTTCATTTGGTCTTGGAAAGTGTTGTAAGTAGAAATTATTTCTAAGAAGTGTTTTTTAACTTCAGTAGATAATTTTCTATCTTCTAAGTTTTCAGCTAAACTGAATTTACCATTAACTATCTTTACTTCTTTCAAGTTAGTTTTACGGATATCATTGTATGCTTTAGCTACAGTTGTTCCTTTATTGCCATCAACTTTTAAGGTTATCTTATTGTTGTGTACGAAATCGTATATATCAAAGTTCTTTGCCATTATTATGCTATTTCAGTTATTATTTCTCTCATTAAGTCTTGTGCTTTACAGAAATCTCCGCAAACATCAGTTCCGATTTGTTGTAAACCTCTATTAACCGATTCGTTTACAGGTACCATAAATGCACCATGTGTAGATGGGTTAGAAACAAAATCCCAACCAATCAATTCAAAATCTTCTTGTACCTCTACTTTGTTTCCAGATAAGTTACGAGTAGAACCCATACCTCTTGATGAGATACCTAATAGAATACCAGCCTTCAATAATTCTTTTAAGATATTACCAGATGGAGTAGATAGAACTTCAACAGTTCCAACTAAATCATCACCGTCCCAATGAATCTCTCTAATATTATGAGAAACATTCTTTAAGTTGATTACAGTAGAATCCGGATGGTCTAATTCACCTAATGCTCTACGCTCTTTGATGAATTGTTCATACTTCTTAGCTTCTCTCATTAAGATTTCTTTCGGATAAATTCTTCCGTTTTGATTCTCAGCACCAGCTCTTTGTAGAATACCTTTAACAATGGTTCTTCCACCTTCATCTTCTTGTACCTTTCCCTCAAATAATTTTGTTTCTATTAAAAGTCCTTTCATTATATATTCTTAGTGTTTAAGTAAATCATTTATTACTTTATCGTATAATCTCATACTATTTGTATTACCGGCGCCATCAAATCTTTTTTCTTTTTGTAAATATGAAACAACTTTATTTTTTAAAAGTTTTTCAACATCATTATTTTGAATCATTTTTTTGATAGCTGCTTTAAAATCATCTAGTTCAGGAAATTCATTACCATCAGCATCTCTTGCTTCATTTTTACTAGCTCTTAAATCTGCTAAATCATCTCCCTCAATATCACCATCCTTATCAGCATCTAATTTTTTCTGCCCACCAACTAATGCTTCATTCTTATCACCCTTACCATTCCAAGCAGTATCTACTTTATTAAAAAATGCTTTCTTTTCTTCATCACTCATAGATGGGATAGATTTTCCAGCTTTTTCTAATGCTTTAGCAAAGAATGCTTGATATTCGTTTTCTTCTACCATTACTTCTTTAACTAATTCTTTTAGTCTTGATTTTGTAATTGATGTGTTCATATTATAATGTTCTAATTTTTTCTGAAAGATTCATTAGCCTTTCTTTTATCTTATGTAAACTCTTATTTGTTCTTTTATAGTAATCTCCTCTCTTAACTCCATTCTCATTCTTTATTTTAGAATACCAGTTAACAAATTTCTCTACCTCACCTAATTGTTGTTTGATAGATGTTACACCTCTACTCATTTTAGCTTTAGGTGAACCATCTCCGTTTTTAATTTCTAACCAACGATTTTCATTTAAACTAGCTTCCTCATCATCCTTTGCTAATATCATACCACTCTTATCAGCAATACCACCAGCATCTGCTGAACTAATTGCTGTTGGTTTCATTGTTAATGGTTTTTTAGAATTAGCAGGAACATCGTTTTTCAACCAATCCTTACCTTCTTCTAAATCATCAACAACTTCACCACCAGTTACGTTAGCTAATCTTTTGTTTTTCTTTGCAGTTTGACCTGGTTTAGAAAATGCCGCCGGAGTATCATACCCAGCAACTGCACCAGTTCCAGTCATTTCTTCCAATTCCTTTTCGTCTTGGATTTCTTTAACTATACCTCTGATTATTTCTTTTAGTCTATTTGACATTTACCTTTGATTTTAATTCTTTGATTAACTCATAAGAAAGCATGATAGATGAAACATTATTATCAGTTACAGTTTTACCAATTTTCATTTTTTCTAAAATAGAAATTGTTTCTGCTAATTTAATAGTAGTAACTTTATCTGATATTTTAGATTTAATTTCTTTTAGTTCTTTCACAATTTGTGGAAGTTCTACTGCTAAATAATCTTTAAATTTAGATGTATTAGACATGTTATTAATATACTCTTTTAACAAGCCTTTTTGTTTTTCATCTAAATTTGTGTATTTTTTATTAAAAGTTTCAACAAGAATCTTATAGGTTAGTAATCGTAGGTCTTTATCTTGTTTTTTGTAAGTTTCTATTAATTTTGTACTATCAGAAACAGGTTCAACTTTGTTTGAAGTTTGTCTTGAGATAATATTCTCAATTAACGTTATTTTTGAATTGAATACATCCTTAATATCGTAGTTTTCGGACTTCTTAGATTCAAATACTTTATATATTGAAGCTAATACTTTATAGTTAGTTATAGGAGATGTTAAAAATTGCTCTAATTCAAATTTTGAATTAATCTCTTTAATAAGATTGTATTTTTCTTTAGATAACTTAGCTACATTCAATTTAGAATGAGCTTGAGATACAGTTTCAACAAACATTTCAGCTTTTGATTCTGAATTGTATTTTTCTTTTAATAGTAAATCATAAAGACGTAACTCCTTATTTAATTCAGTACCAGATGCAAAGAATTCCTTTACTATATGTTTTGCGTTCTCCGTTTTGTCTCCATTAAGAACTTCTAATGTTATTTGTCTTACTAATAATTCAAATAACACTCCAGTGTTCTTAACTTTGGAATGTTTTATTTTTTTCATTTATTTACCCTATAATTTAACCTACGTCCATAAACTAACACATATAAATATAAACTTTTTAATGTTTATTAAAATTTACTGTCATCTAATAGGTTTTTTTCGTCTAAAAGGTCTGATTTTTCTGATTTTTCACTTAAAATCTTCTTTTTTGCCGAAATACCATTGAGATATTGTTGTGCTATTTTTTTATTTGATTCGTTAGTTCTAGTTTCTCTCTTTCTCTCTTTCTCATTTTCTTTATTTCCCAATGGGTCTCTACCTAATGGATGTTTATCTTTTCCATAAGTATTTCCCTCTCTTGGTCTACCACCTTTATCCACAATCTCCTGCTTCATTTTTTCAATTTCCTCCTCAACATTTTGTTGTTGTGGTGGGTTAGCCGGGTCTTGTCCTTGCTGTTCAATTGAATTATAACGGAAACGGTCTTTAAGGTCTAATACTAATTTAGCTCTTTCCATATCCATTTCATCTTCACTCATTCCAAATACATTATGGTAAACCCAATCAGTAGATAACATATTTAATCCCTTCATATCGCTTGCTAATCTAACTTTCTCACTCCAAAGATTTACTTTCTCTTGCTCATATATTGTAGAAGCGTTAGTTAAAGTAAGTTGGAAGTTTGTCATTTCTGAATCATCAATACCTTGTCCAGCCAAATGAACGATTGCAATCTTATATAATTCACTAACGATTGTTCTTTGAATTCTTTCGATTGTTCTAGCAAAACGAACATCTTGTGCTGCAAGAGTTGCTTTACCATTCACATCTTCTTCATATCCTAAAAAAGCTTTAGGTATCTTAAGTGCTGCAAATAATTTAGCCTTTAAGTAATCAATATCCTCTACTGCTGAATACTCTAATCCAGATAAGTTATCAATTGATGTTCCACTATCTCCACCTCTAACAGGTAAGAAAAAATCTTCCGTAAGGTTTTGAATATTGTATTTTAAATTGTAATCACCAGTATTCTTATCAACAAATGGAGTTTTCTTCATTTTGTTGATAATCTTTTGCATGTAGTTATCTACTTCATTAGGATTAATATTACCAATATCAATTTTGAATATTCTTTTTTCAGGAGCTCTCATAATACGATGGATTAGCATCGCATCTTCCATTAATTGTAATTGTTTCCAAACTCTACGGCCGTTCTCAATCATAGCCTTACCATATGGAAGAAAGTTTGTATCTGAAAGTAAACGGAAGTGGGCAATTTCATAGTTCTCATATTCCTTTTTACCAAATCTATCTAATTCAACCTTAAACTTAACGTAGTTTTGATTCATTGGGTCAGTACCTTCTAATCTTTCCGTATTATATACAGAATATGGAGTTACATTAATAATACCCTTTCCTTCTGCCATTTCTAATGCTAAAAAGAAATCTCCGTATTTTACAAGGTTTCTAGTCCAAGGCCAAAGGTTAAATTCTATGTTTATAATATCATAGAATAAGTTATGTAGTATTGCACTTACATTTTCGTTTGATGATTTGATTGTTAATATATCACCATACTCATTCTTTGTTGTTGATTCATCCGAATATATATCTAATGCTGATGCTATAATCGGGTCATTATCCATAGCATCATAATCTCTAAATAATTCTCTACGAACCTGATGATATGCCATTGATTGTGCACCCTGATTGGTTTCATAGTATGACCTTTGTAACTTTGTATATCTATCTCTTAGATTTACGAAGTTTGTATTCATTTGTTTTTCATCCGTATCAACAACTCTACGCTTACCATCTTTATCAACGGTAACAATAGCATTTGTTGAGAATAATTTCTTTAGTCTACCAAAAAAACTCCTATCATCTATTTCTTGTTCTGCCATAATTTATTATTAATTTCTACAAAATCCTATTTTGACATTATATGATATAAATATCGTAATTTATCAAAACACTACAACCATTGGGATAAATCTTCAAATCCATCGCCAACTCTCATTTTCCAAGGGTTATCATCTCTAAAATCACCGCCACCATATATTCCTTGAGATGCGTTTGATGTTATACCACTTACTGCTTGCTTTGTTAAATCAATACCTTCTTGTCTTAAACGAAGTGCAGTATCTCTTACCCAAAGTCCAATTGAAAATGCCATTACTAAGTCATCATTATAACCCTTCATAGCTTCAGCTCTACCATTCATATAGATAAATGTAAATAATTCATCTATCAAACGAGAAGAACGAACAACTACAGCTTTTTCTCTAAAGTAATCAGTTAATTTAGATATGATTAACGGACGGGTTTTAGAAGTGGTTGAAAAACCAGCTACCAATCCCTTATCTTCTGCTCTATACCTATTTGACATTTGATTCTCAACATCAATATATTTCAAATCCTTACTCATATAGAATAAGTTTTTATATCCTCTATCAATTACTTGCTGAATTGTTGCCCAACCAATATTTGCGTTCTCTACTACAAGCAATGCATCATTGTATTCAGTTGAAAGTGCTACTAAGAAGTTTCCAAAATCTTTTGTATCAACTTTACCTTTATATTCTGCTACTTGACTTGAATTAATTATATCAATTACATGACAAGTTGAATAGTCACCACCATCACCTCTAGCCACATCGGCCACAACCATATATGATTTAGAATAATCAGCATGCTCCCATTTCCAAAGATTTCCATCAAATCCACCCTTCTCAATTGGTTCTTGAATATATGTTTCTTTATAAAACATTAATAATTCAGGTTCAATTACAGTTTCACCAGAAGATACAAAATCGCAATCACATTCTTGTGCTGCTTTCTTTACACCTAATAATTTCTCTTGTTCATCTCTCCATTTTTGGTCCCTTTCAGGATGTACTGTCCAATGTAATCTGATTGTATTAAATGGATTTCTACTTTCTTCTGCACCAATCCAAGTTTGGTGAAACCAATTACCCACACCATTCGGAGTAGATAGTGCAATACAGCTACCACCCGTTGATAGGGTAGATTGCGCTGATACCCAAATCTCATCGATATCATCAATGAAGGCGGCCTCATCGAATATAAGAAGTGATAAGGCTTCCGAACGTCCTGCATCAGGAGAGGAAGCAATAGCCTTAATTTGAGAACCATTTTGTAAACGAAGGGAAAGTTTGTTATCTTCCATAGACCCACCCTTAAGCCATGTTGGGAGCAAATCATGCATTACTCTAACCTTTGTTACTAAGTTTTTTGCAACCTCTTGCTTTGTTGCAATTACCAACACATTAAAATCGGAATTGAATATCATTTTCCAAAGTGAAAACCCAGCACAAAGTGTTGAGATACCAGTTTGACGTGATTTCAATACTACATTAAATCTATTATCTTTAAATTGAGTTAGGGTTTTTTCCTGAAATGGAAATAATTGAAAAGGTATCTTACCTCTAACAGGGTGCTGAATCATACAATACTTCTTCATAAAATGTATCGGGTCTACCGCACATTTTTTATATTCTTCTGCAATAATCTCTTTTAGAGATTTCTTTTGTGTTATACCAGTACTCATACTAATCTTTAAGAGGCCTTACTAAATCGTAATTTTTAGGTTTCAATTTTTCATACGCCTCATTTCTTAACTTTGTAACTTCTTCTATTTCCCTTTCAAAATTAATAATATCAGTCATTATTTCCGCTTTCAATTCAGTAACATCCCTTTCCATACTCCAAGTTTCAATTGTACCATCTTCTTGAACTACTTCATATGTTTGCTTTGTATCATTATATGCTTGTTGGAATTGTGCAATTACATCTTTACCATGTGCAATCATATTAGAATACATTTTATAGTCTTCGTATTCTTTCCACAATCCATCGTATTTAATTTCAGCCTCTTTCAAAGTAAGACAATGTAAACAATACCCAGTTTTAGATATCATCTTTTTATCTACTCTAGTTATTTTTATTGTTTTACAATTATCTGATTTACAGCTATTCAACTTATCTAAATAAGCTCTTACTTCAGCCATAGTATCACCCAATTCTGATGTTTCTACCTTACCAGCTTCTAATTGCTGCCAAGACCTACCATCGGAATCAGTCCATTTTTCACCAACTTCTCTTTTTACCTTTTCTTTATCTGCTCCAGAAAATGAAATAAATGATTCCTTTTCATATTCAGCACCATGCATTACCATATCCACCAACTTTCTACGAGTTGGATGCATAAACTTTTTATTGAATTCCTTTGCCATACTATATACGATATATTTGTATATATAAGTATATCAAAATTAAGAAAACGATTATTTTGCGAAGAAAATACCTAAAATTTGATTTAGGGGTGCAAATGCACCTGTTAATTTATAAGTGTTACCACCATATACGAATACTAACCCCTCATTTGGTACAATTTTATCAAATCCACCCAAAGCTTGCATTCTACTTAATTCTAATTTAAGTTTTGCAATCTTTTTAGGGTCACCACTTGCTTTAACATCAGCTATTGTACTTTCCAAACGAGCTAACATTTGTTTAGTAGCTTGTTTTGGATTTGCTGTTAGTACCGAATCCATAAATGATAAAACGTCTGCACCAACTCCTAAAAATATCTCCTCAAATCTCATTAGATTTTGTTTTGATATTTTAGCTTGGTCATTCTTATCAGTTGAATCTGCCCATTTTTGTATTTTAGGGTCTTTTATATCTGCTATACGGAAACTCTTGTCACCAAAAGCCCATCTCTTTACTAATCCTATTTTTTGTTGTGCATCCAATCCCTTTGCATTCTTATTTACAAAGTTTGTCCACCAAGCTTGATGATAATCAGCTACTCCCGATTTATCATTTAATGCAAATTCAGATTGTAATTTAGTTATCATTGCTAAATATTTTCCTTGTAATTTAGAAAGGTTTTCTGATTTAGGCAATTTTTGCATTGGGGGTCCCTGAATTGTGTACTTAGATTGAACGTGTGCATTTACTTGCTTAATCATACCACCTAATACTTTTGCAGCTTCTTGATTTTCCCCAACTATAACACCTTCTTTATCATATTCGAATGTACCATGAAATACTAATAGGGGTTGATTGTATGGAATTACGTTTACAGAGGTTGGATATATTACTTCTAAGTTCATAAAACAAGCGCCATCTTTAAATACCTTTTTTCTTTGTGGTTCAGATAACGCAGATATTGCTGCTGATAAATCTTTCATTGCGAAATTATATGCGTCTGTCAATCCACCCCTACCACCAAACTTTTCAGCTACTTGTCCTATTGTCATAGCACCCTCACCTTTGTTCTTTAGATGCGATTTATTACGAGCTGCAACTAATCTTCCATTTACCCAACTAATTGCTAATGCTTGTCCATCAGTTTTTTCTCTTACAGTTTCCAAATCACCATTTAGTGCTTTAGTTACAATATTTTTTAAATCTGCAAAAGTAAGATTCATTTCAATATCAAATGGATGGTTCATATGCCCATAAGCACCACCTTCCATTATTAGAGATTCTTTTATAAAATCATTAGGAGCTTTTAAATCATGCTTTAATATACGATTGTACTTATCGGTTGTATCTTTGTGATTATCTATTGGTAATTTTTGGTCTACTGCTTTTTTCTTTTCTCTCTCAGATGGTATTTTATCAAAGAAATCCCAACCTTCTAAGTTATCTAAATAGTATCCTTCATTATCATAATCATCCCAATTTGCATTCCATTGAGTACCGGTTGTTGAATTACCATCATTGTAGAAGGCTCCATTACCACTTGCTTCAGCTATACTATCACCTTCAATACTTGATAACTTTTCATAATAGTTAATATCTTCCCATAAATGGTCCATAGCGATTTCAGTTGCAATACGAACATCAGTTGTATGTTCCATTTCAACTTTAATACCCTTCATTAATTTAGGTTTGATATATTCTGCTGCAAATTGTTTTGGTTCATAGTATCCTTTCTCATCATACTTCTTAGCCAAATCAATTAGCGTTTTACCTTTTGCTAAACCACCAGGAATTTTATCTTCATCAATCTCCTCATATCCACTCATTCCTTTGTTGTTAAGTTTCTTACTATTCTTCTTAACATCTTTACTATCAGGTGCTCCATTAATATATCCACCCGGCAAACTTAAACCTACACCGGCACCGCCAGGCAATCCCATTTCTTTTAATGTATCTTTTTTAGGAATTCTGAATGTTACTGCTTTTTTACCATTGATTGTTGGCATTCCCCACTCATCTTCACCAATATTTTTAACAACTACTTTTTTATTTTTGAATTTACCCATTAATAGAGTATCACCAACTTTTACGTTTAGTTTAATTTCTTCATTAATACATTCTTTTAAGCTCTTTAACTTAAGAGTAATTAATTTGAATATTTGGTCATCAAACTTTGGATATGCTTTTGTAAAGTTTTTCTTTCTATCAGCTGCACTTCCTGCACTTAACCAATAACGAACATCCGTACCACTAATAGGATTTGATGTAGCGGGTGCTGCATACACATATCCTCTATCTAAATAGGGTTCAGTTATTTTTCCTTTATATGGAGTAAAATACTTACCACTTAAACGATTTTCATCTTTCTCACCAACTACAACTATTAAACCAGTTGTATCCTCATCATATTTATTTAGAATTTCTTCAGGTGCATAAGGATTTTTAATATTAACAATTTTGTTTGATGGAATACCAAACATAGTTGTCATTATTGCTTTCTTTTCCTTAAAATTAAATGGAGATTTTTTTGAATCGGTAACATTAGAAGTTCCGATATATACGCTATCCTTTCCGAATTTGCGTACTAAATTATCATAAGTTGCGTAATGGCCCTTATGAAAAGGTTGAAAGCGGCCCGAATAAACAACAACTACTTTGTTTATGGAATCCGCTTCCAACAATATTGATTCTACTAAAAACTTTGCTAATCCTTTCATATCATATAAATATTGAGGATTAATGTTTTACAAATTATTTAGCTTGTTGAGCTTGTTGTTCAGCCAATTGCTTTCTAGTTGGTGCACCCGGTTGATATTGAACCGTACCATCTTGTAAATTAAGTCTTCCAGCTGGGTATTTATCATCTAATGATTCTAAAACTTCTTTTAACTCAATGCTTGTGTTTTTAAATTCAGCTTCTCCTTTCTCAAGTAAAGAATCTAATCTAATCAATTCATCTGCTATTTCCTGTTTTCTAACATAAATTTGTCCAAACTCAAGTAATAATTGATTTGATTTATCATTTAATGAGTTTATTGTAGCTAAAATAGATTCATCTACTTTAGCAATTTCAATCTCAATAGATTGTTTTTGTGGAATGTTATCTAATCCTGCCATAATTTTGTTTTTTATTGTTTATATATATAAGTATATTGTTTTTTTATTTTTATAAGAATTTTTTCAATTCATTTATAACCATTTCGGAAGTTATTGATTTGGTACATTCAAATTGACGTTCCGTACCCTTATGGTCAGGACACCAATTCCAATCACCAGCATCCAATCTAATTCTGTTAAAGCAACCCTCACATTTTCCTTTAGGTGCCGCAACTCTATAACAATCTTGCATTTCTGCCCAATCATAGGAAAATCCACTAATTAAAACAGTTGGTACATTTAAAGACCAACTCAACCAACTCAACCCACTTCCAATACCAATAAATGCTTTTGATTTTAACATTTCATCCATTACCAATTCTAATGGGCCATTTGGGTGCTTAATTATTCCTTTTGGTAATTTATTTCCCATATAATCATCACCCTCTTTGGATACTAATTTAACTGTATATCCTCTTTCCTTTAACCAATCTACTACATCTTGCCATCCCGTTGGGTTATTCCAAAATTTAGATTGTGCAGTTCCAAATACACCAATACAAACTTGTTTAAGGCTTGGGTCTATTTTAACATTTCTTTTTTTAATTAAAGTTTTTACTTCTTTAAAATCTAAACCTAATATATCAGAACACATTTTTTGCATTGTTTGTGTTTTTGGGTCTATTGGATTTTTAAAGAAATTTATAGAACTATCATCATTATAAAACAACCCAACACAATACATTGCGTATAAATTTTCAACAGCTTTGCCAGGCTCTACAAATTTTACATTAGGATATCTTTCTTCAAACATATGATTCATAAATGTAGAAGTTATAACTTCACACTCATGTTGTTTTCTAAACTCCTCAACATATGAAACCCAAGCTAATGAATCTCCTAAAGCCTTTGAATCCATTGCGATATAAACACGCTTACCTTTTGCATTATAAACATATTCGTACCATATTTTATCATTTTGATAAATAACAATTTTCCATTCTACAAAATATTCTATACTACATTTACACCAACAATTATTTTTTATATTTGTAGAATAATGTACCTTTCCAGTTTTATTATCTATAAATTTAACTGTATATTCAGAATCTATATTTCCTTTAATTTCAACATATGGTCCTTTAACAAAATGAATTATCACTTTATTTTTTACCTCAACTATATTATTTTTATTTTTCTTTAAATTATCGTATATCATTAACTCCAAGTTTTAACTGTTAAATCTAATAAAGAGAATCCCTCTGCTTGCTTACTATATACTTTGTTTGTTGTATATCTTAGTCTTGGGTGATTTATAAATACATGATTATACCAAAGGTCACCAACATCCCAGCCACAATCTACCAACCTATCCATCCACCATTGTTTCTCTCTATTAGGAATTAAATAACAATGTGCAAGGTCTTGATTTGCTGCTGTCTTTGAAAACAACTCATCTATTTTTTCTTTTTCTCTTGATGGATTATCTGCAAATGATATGAATGGTACATTATCTCTCTCTGATAAGAAACATGCTCTATGTACTATTTCAACAAATTCTTCCAAACCAGTATAGATAAATGCATCGGCTTCAAATACCAAAGTGTAATCAAAGTTTCCAGTATCCATCGTTTCCAATGCCATTCTATGTGCCAAATAACAGCCATAGTGTCTACCAGTCATCCAACCTAAACCAGCACCAGGGTATAATTCTCCCGGCTTATTATCTTTACTTATATGTTCAGGTCTTCTACAATTTTCAGCAGGTGCAAATCCTTCATATGGTTCATTTACAATTGGTTCGTAATACATACCATATTTTTCTAATTGTTTGATAGATTGAATAGATACTCTTTCTCTCATATCATCCGGCCTAGTCAACATATGTTTTATTTGAATACGAGGCTTTTTACGAATGAATGAACGAAATCCTTTATCAAACTGCTCATAGAAAAATTCATTTGCAGCTTGTGTTACTCCGTGAAATACTGTATAATCATCTCCACTAATAATTCCACCTGGCTTTACTTTGTTGTACCAAACTTTTACATCTTCCATTAAAGAATCGTAAGAATGTCCAGCATCTAACATAATAAAATCTATACTACCATTTTGAAATTGATTAGCTGCATTATGTGAAGTATCTTTAATTGTATCAAATGTACCATAGTTATCTGATAAGACTGTATTATCTATGAATTCATAAAATATATCTCCATTAAATGTGCCAACAATATTTTGATGCAATTCTTCATCATCAGTTCCTTTCCAAGTATCTACGCTTGTGAATTTAATATCTTTACCAGACTCTTTAATTTTTGTTGCTAAATGATTTGTTGATTTACCAAACCATGCACCCACTTCTACAAATGTTTCACCACCTTTAGCGGATTCAACCATTTCATTATATAAATCAGTATATGCAAACCAACCAGGTATTTCATTAAATTCAGGTTGTAGTGTTTCTAATATAACTCTCTTAGTTAATTTTAAATCATCGTTAATATAAGTTACTAATGAATTATTATCGTATGTATCTAAATAGGTGTGTAATTTTCTAAATATAGAAGGTAGTTTATATGATAGAGCTTCTTTAACTGATAATGGATTTAATTCTATTTTAGATGCAAAATAAAACATATCACTTGCTGCATAGAATGTATCAACATCAGTCCTCTCACCCCATATGACACAATTTTCAGGTTTATAATCCATTAAAGGTCTCCAATAGTGTTCAAAGTTTCCAGCCTGATTTCCTACAAAATGAAATTTAATTTTATATTTTTCTAATTGTCTTGCTATTGAAAATATTTCACCTTGATTTTTACCTGGTGCAAATAAACCAACATTAAGTACATGCTTCCAAGTTGGGTCTAATCCCAATTCTTTTTGGGCCTCCTCCTTATTAAATTCATATTCTTCAATTGGATATTCCCATATATCAGTTTCAACGCCGGTTTCAATAAATCGTTGTCTACTCCATTCAGATACTAAAATGTACCTATCAGGATGATAAGCTATTTCAGATGGATTTGTTAATGAACCATGTGTAGATGCTACAATAAAATAAGGTCTATCTTTTCTAAAAATAACGTCTAATGCAAATAATGGTAAATCAAATTGTGGTATTTCCTGAAAATGAATTATATCAGGTTTAAAATCCTCAATAATTTGTAATATTCTAGATTTATCTTCTGCTAATGTATGTACTGGTACTAACGACTTTATTCTATTTTTTTGAACCACAAAAGCATTTCCACCACTATTGTTTATTTCAACAACTTCAATTTCAAAATCTTTTATGAATTCTTTTACCTGCTTATATAGGTATTGCGGTTGACCCCCAGTAGAAAGATGCGGAGCAACATAAAGTAACTTCTTTTTAGACATATTCTTATTAATTGTAACAAAGATACAAAATTATATTGAAACCACCAAATTTATTTATTCAACGGATTCAAATATAACAACACCTTCTTTTAAATCTATTTCACCCTTTGGATATGTTTTTTCCAAATCTTTGATAACTTGATTAAATTCTAAACCAATTTTATCAGATTCAGTTTCTACACCTTCTTTAACAGATTCCAATCTTTTAATTTCCAATTGCAATTCTCTAATTCTCAAATGAATTTGTCCTAAATTCAGTATCAATTCATTTGCTTGAGTTTGATATGATACCAATTTGTCTAATGTTTCCTTTGGTAATTGTTCAGTCTTTTGTGCCATAATATATTATTTATATATAAGTATATATTTTTTAAGAATTAAGTTTAGATTCTAAATCCCTAACTTTTAAGGTTAATTCTTGAACTGCTTTCCATAGAACAAATACTAATCCTTGCTTATCAATACCAGATGTCATCCATTTTTTATCTCCAGTTGGATTTTCCTCATCCTCATAATGCCAATCAAAATCAACCCAATCTTCAAAGCCAGCAGCAACTACTTCTTCCGCAATTACACCGGTTTGAATAGGAGGATTTTCTAAATCCTTATCAGCTTTCCAATAGTAATTTACAATTGGAACACTTAATATTTTATCTAATAAATTATCAGGTTCCCAACTTGTGATATCATATTTATGCCTTATACACGAAGTATCTCTACCAATAGTCCAGTTACTAAGTGATATTTCCAATCCTCTACGAGTTCCACCACCAGGACTATATAAACCAAATAAATAAACCGTAGGAAATGTTTCCCCACCCTGAGTTGTATATGTTAATTGTCCGGCTTTTCCATTACTTGCTTGCCAGTTAGTAAAACCAGTTCCCAATGTTATATTATTACCATTAGTATTAATGTGTCCAGCAGATGCTTCTATATTAATTGCATTTCCACCACTTGTACCTTTTATCTGAACAGTTGAGTTTGTACCATCTCCAGTTAATTCGTACCATCCCTTTGATTTTAATATTGGGTATGCCGTTGATGTATTTTTTTCTGCTTTAAAATATTTGTTTGTACCAGATGCAATTTGTATTCCTGAACTTGTCAACTCAACTATTTCAGTAAGTTTATCCAATTGTATTCCTGGGAATGTTTGTGCAAAGAAAATATCAACATTACCACTAATAACAGTTCCCCATTGGATATGCCAAGGGTATGCATAATATGTTACACCTGCTTCTAAAGTAAGTGTTTGATTACTTGTTGCTGTTCCTGTAACTGATGCACCAGAACCACCACTAAAAGTTGAAACATAAAAGTAACCTGCTGTTAGTGATGTGATTTTGGTGCCAGCGGGATCATCTGTAGAGAATATATCAAATCCAAACTCTCCATTAATTTCACCAGACCAAGGTGTATTTGGAGTGACTCCTACGTTATTAGCAGAAAAATCAATATCACCATCTGAAAATGTACCAACAAATCCATTTAAATTAATTGCTGTACCATTACCAGCCGTAAGTGTGTAAGTTTTAGTGTAACCATTACTCAAATATGTACTGGAATTAGCCGAACTAATTGAAGGTAAGGCATCATTTATTGTAGCTACAGTAAAAGTGACAGGACTTCCTCCAACTTCTGATAAAGAACCTTTTTTTAATATTAAATCAGGATTGCCACTTGCGGTTGTTTTTATGTAAATACTATTATTAGCTGCATCTAAAAATAAAGTATTTAAATTATTTTTAATTAAACCAGAATCAATTATCCATCCATCAATACCTCCTAAATAACCACTATCAGCGGTAACTGAACCTGCAATAGTCAAATTAGTACCATCAAAAAATAATCTATTACCTAATGAAAATTTATTAGTAGTATCTACATAGAATGGTGTATTTAAATTATTATAAGTACCAGTTCCTATGTATATTTTACGATTAGATGTTTGAGCATCCAATACTATTTGAGGATATACATCTGAGCCTACTGCAAATTTGTTAGAAAAATAACCTTGAACACCAGCAACCACAGGTGCATATACAAAATTAGATGATATAAACGTGCCAGTAAATGCACCATCTGCTAATTGTTGAGTTTTAGCCACTGCATTAATAAATGCTGCACTAGCGGTTAAATTAGCTATATTTGCTGCTGACGTAAGAGCAATTGCTGCTGAACTTGATGCTGAATTATTTGCGTATGCTTGCGTTGATGCATTACCACTACCTCCAGCTACTATATTCAAATCACCAGATAATTCCAAACCAGTTCCGGTCCATCTAAGATAGTTAGTACCTGCTGCGTTTTTTAAAGAAAATCTTGGTTTGTATGTAGTTGGCCCAGTTCCATCATTATAGATACCCAACCATATACCAACTTGGTCATATCCAATTGTACCATATTGACCTATTGCCATATAAGGGTCTTCTCTACCACCAGCCAATACAATGTTTGCAAATGCACTACCACTATTGTTACCAACGTTAATTGTGTTTTTTACAAATGATTCTTCAAATATTGCAATCTTAGCTGCCACAAAGAATTCTTCTTCTCCTAAAAATTGCCACCAAGCATTATCACCACCAGCAGTTGGTGCATGATAATTAACTAAAGTACCTTGCTTATTATAAGTTGTAGGTCCACTTCCACTTATTGCTGCGTAATAAGTTACCGGAGATGTTCCATAGATAACGGCATCTCTTCTTGTATTTTTAGTCTCAACTGAACCACTATAATCAGTTGCATTGTTCCACTCACCTCTCATTACAATACCAGGTCCAGTTGACCCTTCTATTTGTATTGATAATGATTGTGTTTTATATAGGGTTTGTCTACCTTCACATTCAATTTGATATACAATTTCAGCAATACTATTTGTTTGTGGGTCTGCCCAATTTGTTATTGGTGGCATTTCAGCAGGTACTCCAGTTACATAGCTTCCCACTAACCAACTATTTGGTAAAGTTAGCCAAGATGATTTAGTATATATAGAAACCCTACATTGATTTGGGTATCCAGTTTTACCATATGCATCTACTGCAGTTATAGGACTCCATCCGGCCGGCTGATTTGTTAATTCTTGATTACCTCTATATACTCTAACTAATGTACCCGTTCCAGATGTTCTAAATTCTCCAGATACTCTATAAACTGCTGATGAATTTTCATTTGTTAATTTAACATCATATGGAGCTGGTGGTTCAAATTGTACAGAAATAGATTGTGTTACAAATTGAACTTGTCTTCCACCATATACTCTATCATTTTCAAAATCTACCTTATATACAATTGTACCCGATGAACTAACAGCTGGTGCGTACCAACCAATTATATCTCCAATTGAAGCTGGACTTCCAGCTGGGAATTTATTAGCTGCTGTTGTAATCCAAGACGATGTTGTAAATATTGATGCAGATGAATATCCTAATATACCAATAACATTATCTTGGAAATCATAATCATCAGGATATGTTGGTGCCGGATACGATGTTACGTTTGTTAATTGTTGTGTTCCTTTAAATGTGGTTATCTTCATTCCAGTTGCTTTGAATGAACTTGTCCACAAATTAGCTGTCATAGCACAATTATCATTTGATGATACTATTTTATAAGCATCTGCTCCAGCCTTTATACCAGATATTGTTAATTGTCCTTCTGCTCTAATATCAGATTGTTGTAATGAAGTATATACAGGAGCTTTACCATCCGTAAGTTTAACTTTCCAAGTTTTATTTTCTCCAGGCCCAGCTGCATCAGCCCCATCAATTGGTCCAAATGTATATGATGGTGGTGTACCTTCTAATGGTTGAGGTCCATCATAAAAAGTTTCACTACCATCCAATTCAACATAATATAAATAAGCGTTTGGACCTGCTGTTACTCCAGCTGAATACGAACCTGTTGTATTAAATGCACTTACTATTAAATCAATACCACTTTCAGGTGTAGTTTTTCTACCATCTCTATTATAGTTTACAGTATATGAAGATGCTTTAAAATCTACTTTACGAGCTTTTGCAGCATCTATGTTTTTTGTAAATGTTTGAGTTCTAGTATAAATTGATGAAGTATATGAATGCCCAGCTCCTAATGCAAATGGATATACTTGAATTGTATAAAGTGCACTTGCCGAAACGTATGGATGGTCAAATCTATTATAATTTATAGTTGCTGTACTTAATGATGAAGATGATAATGAACCTGTTCTGATATTCCATATAGAACCTCCTCTAGTTTCAATTGAGTTTATTCTCCAAGTACCAGGAGCTATTGAACGTGTTGTGAATGTAAGAAAATCATCTCCTTCTTTAACTTGTATTGTTGTATTTGCTGGAGAATATCCAACTGGAGTTACATAACCAACTTCATCAGCTGCTAATGTTACTACCGATGGAGTCATTAATATTTGTATAGGTGGTGCTCCTTCTAATACTTTTGTATAATTTACAATCACACTAGCAGTATAGATAGATGATGTATAATATGGATGTATTATAAGTGGATATTCAACACTACCACTTAATTGTGTAAAATTAGATGATGCACTTACTATTAACGATGCCGTATATGGTACTCCAAATGATGAAGTAAATTGTATATTACCTGATTTAATATTTTTTTCTATTATTGAACCAGTTGCTATATAGAATGTACCATGTGTACTTAAATTATTTAAAGTATATGCGCTTGAACTAAATGCAAGATATCTAGAACCTTGTTTTAATTTAATATCGGTAATTGAAGGTCTAAAATCATTTATAACACCTCTTGAATTAGCTCCCAATGTTACGGCGATTGGATTTACTTCAAATACAATACTCTCATCTCCTTGCTTACCTTCGGGTACAATTGTAAATGTTTTATCTAAACTAACCGATGCAGATGTCCAAGGTTCAGTATATGTAAATGTTAGTGTTAAATTTTTAGTTTGATTTAAAGGACTTCTTACATAATTTAAACCAGATGGAGCTTGTGATGGGATTATATTTTTATTATCATCAGTTGCAACAACAGTTAGTGTTGGGTGTAAACTTTGAGTATGATAATACATCCAATATTCAGGAACCCAATCTTTATTAATTGACATTGATGGATAAATCTGAAACGAAGATGTTACTGCTTCTAATGTACTTGTAGTTCCTCTTTTTGCAAAAGAAGCGGTAGCAAATCCAAATGAAGGTCTAAATTCAATTTCCGTTCTAGGATTTATTGTAAATGAATCAGCATTATAAGTTACAGTACCACTATCCAATCCATCTTGCAAATCTTCCAATATAATTGATGCTAACACAGAAGATGATACAGCGTAAGCTGGACCAGATGCTGCAGATGATGATGGCATTAAGTAAACTATTCTTCTGAAATCAATTGAATCTCTATTGAATACTGCATTATAATCTATTTGGCTAGTACCTAATGAACCTGTTGATAATCCCACAATCATATTACTTGCAGTAACATAAGATAAGTTTACAAACTTTTCATTTCCTTCTTTAGAGCGAGAAATAATATGAAGTTGAATATTTGAAAAGTTTTTATAAGATTGTTTACTTAATAAAATATCATTAATACCATCAATTCTTACCGCTTGAATTTCCAAAGATGATGTACTACTATTTCTAATTTGAGTTCCTCTATAAGGTCTAATAATATGATTCACACCACCAAATCCATCTAATATTTTATATATGTTAATGGTATCGGTAAATCCCTCACACTCTCCTGTCAATTTTACTAATTGAACATTTATATCACTTCTAGAACCTGTGAAATCCTGAACTCTCATAAAAACATTACTAGTTCCAATTCCTTGTAATAATCCAGGATATTGGCCGCTTCCTGAATACAATGGGTCTGGCCCAGCGTAAACTGATGCGGTATATTGAGATGAAGATAATGCGTTTCCAAAGAAATCAAAAGATTGAGACGTATAATGTACCGAACCTGTTAATAAAGTTTTTTGTTCTTCTATTGTTATAATCGTAGGTGGTACTGGATTTGAACCAGAATCAAACTGAAATCCTGTACTTGATGCTACTAATCTTAATTGCTTTCGTATTGTTTGTAAGTTACCACCATCAAAAGTTTTGGTTTCTTCAACCAATACAGGTATATAATTATTATTTATATCATAAAATTCAAAACGATATATAAACGTTTCTGCAGGTAAATTTCTTGGTACTGATTGTATAAATGTAATTTCATCAGGAGAGAATGCCGTTTCTTGCGATGCCTTTAAACTAACATCAGCTATGTACCAATCAGTTCCCCTCACATCAAAATATAATTTAGCATTATCAATTTTTTCTGCTTTTATATTTTCACTAATATTTTGTTTTTGAAGTAAAGCGTTTTGAGTTTTTAATGTTAATATACTTTGCTTTACTTGTAGAGTAATTGGTGAACCATTTATTGTTGTTTGTCTAGAACCACTTAGGTATGCTTCAATATAATTACTAGCATTTCCAACTGCTTCTTTTTTAACATTAAAATTTAAACTATATTCAATACCCTCATTTATATTAAAAGATTTTGATGTAAAGAATTTTTCAACACCAATAGTACTATTTAATTTAACTGAATTGTATAAAAATGTTTGATTAAATGTGGTTACTAAATTATTTGAAGATGTTATCCAATATCCAAATGGATACTGTGATTTAAAATTTAAATTATCAAATAAACCATAGTTTTCTTGATTTTTTGTAGTAGATTCCAAATCAACTAAAAGTTCATTTGATTCTAATTGTATTTCTTGAACAAATTGGAAATCAGATAAATCTGCAGTTGATTTTCTAAATATTTTAACTCTAGCACAATCACCAACAAACGTAGTTAAATCTGCTAATGTTATTTTTGCAAAAGAACCAGTTAGTGCCGTTTTTAAATTATCAACCCCCTCCGTATAATTAAATGTTGCAGTAAATGCTTCATTTGTAAAATTTTCAATTTGTGCAGCTGAACCCAATGCCGTATTAGTATATGGTGGTTGTACTATTATTTCTCTTGAATTAATTACTTCTGTAACTAATGGTGAATATTCTATACCAGGAATATCCAAATATGTTCCTACAACAGATGCTGTCCAAAACGTGTTTCCAACGGTTGTTAGTAAATATTCTGTGGCTTGTGTGAAATTTTTTAGTTGCTGTCCTACGTTTGGAGTTAATGCCTGCCCATTTACAATTCCAGTTTGAATTTTTGAAGTAACTACATTTGAAAATATTGGTTTAACTATTTCAGTAATACTAACTTGAGGTCTTACATAAAATCTTACGTTATCTTCATTTGATAATAATCTATTAACTTTAAATTCTCTTTCCCATTTAAGATTATAAATACCAGCCCATTCATCAGGAATTGGTTGAGTGATACCATCCGCATCTATATAAGTTTTCAGTTCACCCAATACAGTAATTTTTGCATTACCAATTGGAGTATCCTCATATATGTAAACTGCGACTAATTTTGATAATCCTTCATAATATTCAGGAACACCACTACCAGGTTCAAAATAAATTGGATTACCATCAACATCTAAAATTTCTATTTTAATTTCAGTACTCTCCTTTAAATGCTGGGAGCCTTCAACTAAAAACCCATTTTTACCTCCTGTAAATGTTTCTTTAAATTCAGTTATTCTAAAATAATCAGAATTTGGATTTGTATCTGTTACAAATGTTTGAAAATAAGTTAAATTTTGCGTTAAATTATCCGCATATTTTTTGATTCTTGCCATGTATGTTCCTATTAATTACTAATAAATATTATGTTTAATATTTATAATTATTAAAATCTAAAGAATAATAAAGAAATCTAAAGAAACGTTATGAAGAAGTACGCAATGATACAAATAGATGCTGAAATACATCAGGCATTAAAGGAATTTTGTAAAGAGAAAGGATATAAGATAAATGGGTTAGTAGAAACCCTTATAAAAGAAAAGGTGCAGTCTTTAAACAAGACCACACCTAAAAATGTATTACCAGTTACTAGAAATTAATCTTACTAAAACCATCTACTTTCTTAATTTCAATAAGTCCATCTACTATATCTCTCATTTGTTCTAAGTGAGAAATAACCCAAATGAAATCAAATTGAGTTTTAAGATACTGCATCATCATAAATAAGGATGATAGATTATCCGCATCTAATGTTCCAAACCCTTCATCTATTACTAAGAAGTTTGGTCTAGGTAGGTTGCATATGTTAATTAGAGCCACTCTAATCGCTAATCCCGATATGAACTTCTCCATACCACTACACATCTCTAAAGCCCATTCCTGGTCTTCGTAAACGATTCTAGCGTTAATGTTCTTTCCATCAGTATCCATTGATATTGAGAAGTCTACCACTTGTCCTAATATGTTGTTCACTTCGTTTTCAATTGCTGGAAGTGCTTTGGATATTAACTCATATGGTACACCATCTTTCTTAACTGCATCTAAGTAGAATGTATATAATTGATTTTTACTTTCCAATTCTTTTACTTCCTCCATCTTAGCTACCATATTGTCAATGTAGGTTTTTGTTGCACCTACCTCTGACATTAATTTTAACATCTTTTTATTGACATTAGATATTTGAGTTTCAATACCTTGCTTTTCCTCTTTAATATTTTCAATTTGATTTACTAAAGAAGTATTGTTTGTAATTGTTTCTACATTATCATTATATCTTTTAATATCAGCCTTTGCTGTTTCTAATTGATGTTGTAGTAATTCAATTCTTGATTCTGCGGTTTTACCATCGGCTTCTAATCTTTCTCTTAATGTAATTAATCTACTATGCTCATCAGTCCATTGTTTCCATTGACGGAATTGGTCTTCAACTCCAGCCAATTCACCTAATTGAGTTATAAGAGCACCATGTAATATGTTTAGTATTTCTAATTGATTACCTTGCTCTCCTAATTTCTTTTCAGTTTCATTTGCATCCTTTACGAATACATTGTTCATACAAAAGTTACAATTAGGGTCATACTCATGCTCTGCTAAATGTGATAACTTCTCTTTGTTGGTTTCAATTGTTTGTTCTAATAATTCAATCTGATGTAATGTATCTTTGATTTGCCCTTTAACTAAATTCAATTGTATTTGAGCATCACCAATATCAGTTCCGTTTATAGTAACTTTAGAATCAACCATTTCTTTGGCTTCTCTAACCAATTCTTTAGCCTCCGTATGCTTTTCAACTAATTTGTATTTAGTACCACCCCAAGTTGTTAAATCACCCTCAATTGTTTTAAGTTTTGAATTTAGAGTATCAATGTTTAAATTACCTTGTATTGGAATGATTTGTTGGGATAGATTTATTATTTGTTCATCCAACTCACCCTTTCTAATTTCCAATTCTAACTTCTCAGCATCTAAATTATCATACTCCTCTCTCTTTGAATTCAAGTCGTTTTCTTTTTGGGCTAATTCCGAAGTGAAGTCGGTCTTTCTGAAATTTCTGATAAGTGCATTTACATCTTTGATATCGTTAGTAGCAGTATCATACAGCTTATCAAATATATCCAAGCCCATAAACTGAGCCATCAAATCTTTCCTTTCCGATTGTGATTTATCAATGAATAGGGCGTTGTTAGCTTGTAGTGAAAGGGCCGTCATAATGAAATCCTCATATCTTCCTACATAGGTTTCAATAACTTGGTTGGTATCCCTACGTTCCGTTCCGTTAAGTGATTCTCTACCACTATCTCCCTCTCTCCAAAAGTCCACATCCACTTTAACGTTCTTTCCCTTATTGATTGTTCTTCCCTCTCTACGAATACCATAGACAACTCCATCTACGGAGAATTCTAATTGGCAATGGAAATCGGCTTTACGATTGTTCATAATAGCAGATGCTTTGTAAGCCCTACTACACTTATCGAATAAACAAAATGAGATTGCATCAAATAGGGATGATTTACCTTGTGCATTTGGTGCGAATAATCCCATCAGTCCGTTTATCTTATCGAAGTTGATTACATTCCTCTCTCCGTATGAGAACATATTACTGAAATCAAACTTAATTGGTTTCCAGCTTATGTTTCTTTGTAGTTCTGATGGTTGTATTCTACTATTAATGTCACGATTTATTTTCTCTATTCCAGCTAAGTCCTCCTTTGTCACAAATGGCATCATACGTTCAATATACTCACCGATTAAAGAGTTTTGATGGTTTATATCAGCTATGCTGTCTACTTCCAACCTTGCTTCTCTATCGTTGGTTTTCTTCTTATTAAATGTATCCGTTCTAATGATTGTAAAGTCCTCCACACCATACTTTGCCGTAATGTCCGCCATCATTCTCTTTGTATCTGCGGTATCCGTATTAGTTATCCTCACTCTTAAACGAGGATACAACGGCATATCAGTTACATCCGGCACAACGCCACCATCAACATCTAAAGTATAGTATCCATAATCGTTTTGGATATCAACTTCCTCATAGGTCATTGTATCTAAATCCCAAACTAAGAATCCGTGCTTATCTAATGTCTCACCGAAGTTTTGTTGTACCAAAGAACCAGCATATACCACCTTACATCCGCTTGGTGATATCATCTCTTGTCTTTTATGAATATCTCCTAATAAGGCTAAATGGTATCCATCAAATATTTCAGTTGTGAAGTGTCTACTACTAACTACATATCCTACATCGGTTGTAGAGTTATCAACAGGTCCGTGAAATAGTGCAATCTTCTTATTACCAAATAGAGTATCAGCTTTAGGCCAATTGTCTTTGTTGTCAAATATACTGAATACTGCAAAATCAACTCCACCAATACCATAAACCTGCGTATCTCTTAAGTAAGTTAAGTTTGGTAGTTTTAATGCATCTACAATTGGAGTAAGTACATCCATTCTGTCCGAATTGTTCATATTACAATCGTGATTACCAGCGATTACAATAGTAGGACATAATTTGTTACATTCAGTAAACAACCAGCTAATCTCACTTACCAATTCAGGACTCATTTCCAATTTAGCATGAGCGATATCACCAGCTAAGTAGATAATGGAATCTTCCGTTCCTCTCTTTTTGATTTCTTCGAACATTGAGTAGAATACTTCTCTAAACTCTTTGTGTCTTTTTATGTTACGGATGTGTATATCCGCAATGTGATAAATTCTCTTTAACCTCATATATTATTTTCGTTTAACTACATCATATCCCTTATCGTTTAGAATAGATGTAACCAATTCCATTTTATTATTTATTAATCTTCGTATTTCGTTTGCTTCTTTTTTATTTAACTTTGTCAAACCTTTTAATCTTAATTTTTCACCCATACTCATAGGTGGCTTGACATTTTTTTCATTTTCAATTGATTTCAATGGTAATGCAATTTTTAATTTGCTCATTAAACCAGCATCTACACCATCCTTATATCTATTATCTTTTATATTTGGATTGTTTTTCATATATTGTTTAATTTAGATAGAACTAAGTCATCCCATCCAGTTTGTTTTGCTCCCTTTAGGAGTTCGTTTACTTTTTTAAATCCCATTTCACCAGCATCCTTATCAGTTGGTATAATGTTACGAACTTTAATTCCGTTCTTTAAAAAGTAATCAGTATGTTTAGTTGAATCTGCAATAGCATCTGAATCTAACATAATAGTTACTTCTTTAACACCTTTATCTATAATCTTATTCTTTAATTTGCTCAATAAGAACTTTCCAAGCAAAGGAATACAATTTCTTTTAATTGAGAATGAATCGAATACACCCTCACATAAAGTAATGGGTTCGTTCCAATTGATTTGATTATCAAACACAATTACATCTCTATTAACTGGTGGATTCTTATACTTCATTCGTTCTTCTTTGTAATATGAACGAGCTACGAAGTAATTTAAGTCACCATTCTCATCATACGAAGGTACAATGATTCTGCCAAAGTATAATCCATCAGAACAATATCCGATGTTATATTTAACGATATCAGCTTGGGTAATTCCTCTTTCTTTAAGGTAGTTAATAGCTTGATTGTATTCAGGTTGGAATCCATTTGGTTTGAAGTGTAATTGTTTGAATTCTGATGGTAATTGTAACTTAGCTACATACTCATCTTTCTCAACTAATGTATAATCATCCTCACCATAGATATCTTTCAATCTATTAAGGTCCCTCACATCCACATTGAGTTTGCGAAGAAGGGATTGGATACTTCTACCTTTAGAATCGCATACCCAGCAGTGCCATCTTTGAGTATCTAAGTTTACTTGGAGTTTTTTCTTATGGTGATTACAAAATGGACAATGGTGAGCCTGCTCATTTCCCTTTAAGGATGAACCTACACCCAATGTGGTGTCTAAAATGTTAATGACCGTTAGTTTATTCTTCCCAAATAGCATATTATGTATATTCTATACAAATATACAACTTTTTTGGGAATTATCCAAATTAATGATTGGAATTCTTTACATCGTAAAGGAAATCAGCTAAAAACTGCATTTTTGCTGCAATTGGAGCTTTTGGTTGGTTTGCTTCCAACATTCCTTTAAGGTCTACTAAAGATGCAGCTGCTATTTGAAGTGCATCATCTTTTGCGTTTAAATAAGCTTCGGAGATTCCGTACTTATGTGCGATTTCAGGTATTGTCATAACTTTAGTTTATAATATCCCTACGGAAGAATTTTCCCATAAGGTTTTCGTTTATTGCTTGTTCGTTGGCAAGTACATCGTAATGAAACTGCCATTTAATTTCGTAATATGATAAGGATTTCTTTGAAAAGCAAAACTGAATGATTTCTCTTTCAAAATATTCAGCGTTTCCAGCTTTTACTTCCGATTTAATCCATTCGTTTGATGAATAGTATTTTTCCCAATCAGATGCTTTCTTTACAACCCTTTTACGAGTCTTTCCCTTAAGGGGTTTCAATCTACGGGTTTGAGATAGAGATTTTTTTCCTATATAGAATCTACCAGTTCTGTTATCAATTATTTTATAGACAAATCCAACCGCACCTTCTGGTGTGGTTTCTTCTGTAACAATATTTCCATTAAATTTCCAACTCATTAATTACTTTTTTACCATATCCGAATACTTCTTTGTAGTATTCAAATCCCCACCTCTTGCTTTTTTAAGCTTTACTTCATCTTTAGATAAATCTTTGGATGGTTTATATGCATTATCAGCGCCTATTGGCTCAACATCTCCGCCTTTACTGTTAATTTTACTTGTTGTAGGTGGTTTTTTTTCAAATGTTTCTAAAATTTTAGACATATCTTTTGTTTGTTTTCTTTATATAAATATAACATTATGTGTCAAAACGAATAATAAAGTTTACCGGATAATCAGGTAAAGATTTAATTGGTTGTGGTAATTTTGCCACAGCTACCATATTTAATTCATTATCATACAATGCAATTGTAGTAATATATGGTGCTAAAAATGAACCAGTTTGGTCTAAAGAACTACTTGCTTCGTATTGAAGAAATGCGGATTTTACCCATTTAATTCCAGCATCATAAAACGATGATGTAACCAAATCTCCAATTTTTGTAGAACCCGGCCTTTGCATTATATGAGTGTAAAGTCTACCACCATCTTCATATACAGCTGATGGATTTTGTGAATAATTAAACTCACTTTCTAATACCGGTATGAATACTTCATTTTCAAATATTGTTTTTGTTGAACGAAAATTTAAAGTAAATTGAGATAATACAGAACCACTAACTATATCTTTAGATATTACAACCAATCCTCTATCATAAAATATGTTTCCTTTAATATTACTACCAGAATCAATAAGGTTTGAATATCCATCATCTGTATAAATTCTACTTAATTGTTCATCTTCCAATACGACAGTTCCAACTTTTATTCCCTCACCATAATATATTTGTGGGATAGAAAATACAGCTATATCATCTTCTAAAATTCTTTCATCGGTTGATGCATATGATTTTCGTAATCCAACTTCTGTTAAAATAGATGCTGTTGATGGGTTTGTGTAAAATTGGGATTTTATTGATGCATGAATTACTTTTTGATTATAACCATGACTTGTATCATCATTATCAATATCAATTAATGTATTGGCACCCCTTGTACCGAAAATTGGATATATATCATTCTCATCCAATGTCCATTCTTTATAGACCTTCATAGGTCTAATTATAATATCAGATTTTGGAATTTCTTTAATCATGTAGTCTTCCGATTTGTATATAAATATTGATTAAATGAAAAACCCCCAATGAAGGGGGTTCTCTTTATTATGTTTCTAATTAAATTAGAATGATAATTTAACTTTAATTAAAACTTCTTTATCAAAAGATTTAACAATTGGTTGAGAAGTCTTAGCTATTGCAACTAATTCATTTGAATCGTTTAATAAACCTACAGTTGTAATGTAAGTTTGTGGGTCAGTATTAAATGAAGTTTCAGTAAATGTACCATCTGCTGCTAAGTAAGTAGGGTTATTAGAATAGTTAAATTCTCTATTTGTTGCTCTTACAAAGAAGTGTTGTGTTGATACGTTTTCAGTTCTTCTAGCTTGGAAATCACCTTGTCCAGCTGCTGGATTATACGATGCGCTAATTGCGTGATATAATAATTTGTGGTTACTTTGGTCAGCCAATATTGATAGGTTACCAGTTACACTTCCCAAACTAGCACCACCACCATCTCTAACAGTTCCAACTAATCCACCTATTGCTGCTGCGTTAAGTACTATAATACCTCTATCAGGATAAAATGCTCCGTATCCTTGTCCAGTTGAAGTTTCAGTTGTATTTTTAATTGTTGCTTCACTTTGAGTACCTAATTCCAATGAACCAGAAACTACTTTAAATACGTTACCACTTAATCCTAAAGTATCACCAAATTTCTTACCACTATTATCAATTAATGTAAAATATCCGTTAGAACCAGATACCGTTAATGACCAGTTACCAGCGTCCATTTTTTCTCTATATCTATTTCTAGAGAAGTTAATTATATAGATACCATTTGCATCAGTTGCAATTCCTGAACTATTATCAAATTGGAATTTAGAAAGAGTTGGGTCTAATAACATCGATTTATACTGAGCGTAGGTTGCTTTAGATGGTAACAATGCTTCATCACTATTTTGTAAAGAAACAGAACCACTTCCATCAACATGTCCATATGCAATTGCAAATTGAATATCTTCTACTTCACTTAATCTAGGGTCTAAATTATAAACATTCCAATAGTATTTACCACTTGTAGATGCTACTTGATTTGATGATGTAAAGAATTGTGTTAATGAACCAGAATCATTACTCCATAATCCAGTTGTTACTACTTCTATTTTTGCGTTTACTTTATCAAATTCACCAAATCTTTTATAAAGACCTGTACCAGTAGTTCCAGTAGTTGCAATTTGCTGAGTAGCTGGAAGTGCTGAATTTAATAATTGTACTATCGCATTTGAATCAATTGTACCAGTGTTAGCCAATGCTGCAATCTGCGAAGTTATATTTGGGTTTGTTATTTGTGCCATTTTCTTATTTCTATTTTATTTTATACAGATTGTTTGTATGTTATAATGACAGGTATAGTTTGAGAGCCACCAGTTTCATTACCAAATACAGTTATTGTTGTTGATACATCAATTGTTAAGTTTGGATTTGGAGTAAATCTAAATTCCTTTCCAGTAACTACCTGTGCAGTTGTTGTAATTTCATCACCCAAAAATATATTTGTAGTACCAGAACCAGCAGCTACAGTTACAGTCAATGTACCAGCTCTTTGGTCTGCTAATACCATTGTGTATCCAGCATTTTGATTTCCATTAGGAGATGTTGTTGGAGTTAATCCCACACCACCTTCTAATTGAGTTGCATTAATTTGAGGTACACCCAATTTAACAGTTGGGATTTGAGTAGTTCCTTTTGGTAAGGTAACTAATTTGTATCTTAATACTTGAGTTTCATCAGGAGATGCTTCCGTCACAGGAATAGCTCTGATTGCTGAATCATAGTATGCAGAACCTTTTGGATGCGCTGGTTCGTAAAGCGTATAATCAATCTCATCATCACCCAAAGCAAACTTTGTAATGTTTAAAGATTGACCTGATGCCAATTTTTGTCTTCCTTTTTTGGTAAGAATTGCATCTACTGTAATTTCTGTGTTATCTAAATATGCCATTTGATATTGTTTTTTATCTATATTCTATAAATATAACTAATTTTTATTTTCCAATTAATCTACCTCAAGTATTGGTTCACCACTACCTCTACCAGTCTTAGCCACTTTAAGAATATTAGGATTAGTAGTAAATGTTTCAACTGGGTCTAAACCATCAGGTGTAGTTGCTATTGTTTGCGTAGAACCTTTCCAAAATGAACGAATCATACCTTCACCCAAGTTATTTTTATATTTGTAATGCGTTGGAAAATATCCGTTTAATGCTTCTACCGAAACTACTTCATTACCAATAGATATACTTCCACTCCAATTAAGTGTAGAAACTTTATATTTGTATTTGGTAACTGCTACTTTCTCATATTTCTGAGCTTCTCCTAAAAGAGCTCCATTAGTTGGCCATCCTTTTACTAACGTATTTACATTTTGACTATATTGCTCCTTTACTAAGAAAATACTTTTTCTACTTCCGGAAGTTGGATGATAATTTCCAAATAATGGTTCATAGTTACTAACTATACCAGTACCATGTTTGGCATATAATCCAAATCCTCTATTTGCTAAAGAATCTTTATCCATACCAATTTCAGTAAATGTAAATGAATCAGCTTCTCCAGTCAAAGTTGCTCCATTAGGACATTGAATGAATGTATCATAGAATGGAGCGCTTGATTCAAATGTAATTATTTCAGTTGAATCAATTGTAGTATCATAATTAGGATTACTTCCTTCAAATGTTATTACATCGTTTGCATCAATTGTAGTTTCTTCACTGCTAACATCACTTATAAGTGTTACCACATCAGTTGCATCTAATAACGCATCCTTTGGAATTGATTCACTTTCTAATATATAATTTTTATTAGTATCTATTGAAGTTTCAAAATCATTTCTTAATGATTCTGGTTTATCCCAACGAGTTTTACTTCTTTCTAAATAGTGTGGTTCTATTAATAAACCTTTAACTATATTTGTTCTAGCAGGTGCTAAATCGGAAAGTACTTCAAATAAAGATTTATCAATGTATTTAATTAATCTTATATATTCATAGATATCTCTATTATCAAGTCTTTCAAAATAATAATGTCTCAAAGTATCTAATTGAGAATATGTATCTTTATACTCATCACCAGGATCGCCAATATAGTTATCAATATTAAAATCACCAAATGCTTTTAAGATATCCATATTCAACTCCTTAATTGGAGAGAAAAATAATCCTAAGCGATTTGTATCAATTGGAGCTCTATCAAATGCTTTTTTAGTTGCTCTTGTTTTATAAGATAAATCACCAACTAATGATGCTGATTCAAATCTTATTTTATTAGAATAGTTAAATCCTAAAGATGGTACAGTAGCTGTTACAGTTCTATCATATGGTGCGTATTGATATGGATATGTTGAAGCCGAATACATATTACTTGCTGATGCAAATGGTTCACCATATGTATCACTTATAGCAACATTCTTAATTCCTATATTTTGAGTTACAGTTCTATCTTTTGGATATTCAAAGTCCAAACGGAACATTAAATCTTTTGTAGATGAATCAAAATCATTTCCATTGATTGCATCGGGGAATAAAGTATGATTTTCAAATTTACTTCTTTGTAACGGAACTTTCCAAAAACGGAATTCATCAAATTCACCAGCATATCCCTTACCACCAATAAGTAAATTAGGCGTAGACCCTGTCCATTGAGAATCATTATACATCATAGACATACTAACCGAAGTTATAATTCTATTGCCATCTGATGTACCTAACCAAACTTCATACCAAGAAGATGAATCTGGATTGTTATGTCTATTGATTACTACATTTGAATAGTGTTCATTTGATAATGGAAAATCCAAACTTCCTGTTTTTAAATCCGGCCCATATGCATATTCTCCATTTAATTCAGGTGCAACATATACTGAACCTGTTTCAAAGTATGTACTATTTGAATCATTTCCACCAAAATTTAATTCTAATTTATAAAAAGAACCTGTTGTATTAACTAAATCTAAAGTAAATTCACTTCCAGATATTAATGTTGCTACATTATCTATACTACCAGAAGGTCTTATTCTAAACTCAATACAATTTGGATATTCTAATGTAGAAGGTATTGCGTGCCAAGGTACTATTACACTGGATTCTTCTCTTAATAATATTGCTGCCGTTCTATCATCAAATGTAAATTGCGAACTACCACCTTTTGTTGGGTCTTGAGGTCCACCAAATTCCATTATTGTCAACATAGATTGCGGAACACCATAACAAGCCATAATAGCTTTCATAGCTCTAGCAGTACCTTTATGCTTTAATAGATATGGTAAATTATTTAAAATTCTTCTCCATACTTCATCATTAGCATCTGCCAATGGCATACTATATTTTTGAAAACCATCTTTATTAGTACCAAATGCATATTCCCATATTAATTCTGAATTAAATGCTCTTTTAGCGTTCCAACCAAATGATTCTAATAAAGAATGAACCAAATTGTTTGAAAATCCATTTACTTGCTTATGCTCTAATACTTTAGTCTTTGATAAATTGTTTATATACACCCAAAGAATATCAAAGTGTTGACCTATCATATCCAAAAATACCAAAAAATCAGTATTGTCAGAATCTTCTTTTATAAATTCAGGTATATTATTTACTAAATAATTTGAATTATATTTATCATATTCTGATGATAAATCTACTAAATTATAATACCAGTCTTTTGCTTGAGAACTAGTAGTTGCTCTTAATTTATAGTATGGCAATCCAGTTATAGGATTAGCTTCAGCTGTTTTTGGATATGCTAAATTATTTGTAGATGAATATAAAAATCTTTCAAATCCGTCAAATCCTTTTATTAAAGAATTTATAGCATTTAATACTTTTTTAGCTTCGCCAGCTTGCGATACACCAGCAAATTGTGCAATTTCCCATTGAATGTCAAACAATCCATCTTCGGTAATTGTTTGATAACCATCTTGTGTTAATAATCCACCATCAAATGCGCCGTATGGTGGAATAAATGTTGGTGATATTAAACCTTCATATTTTTCTTTGTAAGTTTCTATCAATTCTACTTTATAGAAAAAGTTATTTACTCTCTCTTCAGCTGAGCTAAAGTTTGTAAAATTAGAAAATGTGTAATTAGACCCACTTACATATTGTATATTTAATTTAGTGGTATCTATACCACTACTTTCTAAAAATCTAGTTACTAAATCATTTGATGTAGTAGAACCACTTGCTATTAAATCATCGTAAACTTGATAAGCAATTCCATTACTTTGCTCTAATGTGAAATTAGGTCCTTTTAATGGATGACAATATATTTCATCAATACCATTAATAGTTATCGTTTCAACTATTGGTTGAGATTGTAATTTAGAAATCCAAACTTGTTGATTTGTTTGTACCGATGTTGCTAATGGTTCATATAATTTTAATATTAAAGAGCCTTCACTACCAACCCAAGTTGTAATTACTTTATTATCACCATTACCAATATGTAATAAATGAGTTAAATACTTCGATGTTTCGTTTTCAAATATTGTAGAATCAAATTGAGAAATAAATCCATCAGCAATTCTACTAATAGCAACATCTCTAGGAATAGTTAAATCACCCTTATCAAAACTAATATTAATAAATTCTTCTTTACCAACTACAACTTGATATCCACTCTCATTATAAGGTACTAATTTTAAAGTAATATTTATTAAATCATCAGTTTCGGAAACTTGAGTACCATCTAATTTTAATAATTCTTGAAAATTTAAATTTACTAATCCCGCTGCAGTTGCTCTAATAAATCTATCGCTACCAACTTTATATATTTTTACATAATCCGTATTTACAGATTCATAACTTATTGCAAAATTTACATCAGTTCCAACAAAATCAGGTCCTTTTAATAAAGATGGATATTTTATATTTCTAATATCAGGAACACCAACATATTGTTCACTATTGACATTTATTGTTAATTCAAGCTTATCACCATCACCATCTATATCGGATGGTACTAATATCAATTTATAGTTTCCAATTGTAGAAAATGCTTTAGCAGGTATAATAATTACCGCGGTTTTGGATGCATCTGATTCTTTCCTTTTAAATAAGGATGGTTGTGATGTATCTAAATTTGAAAATACAAATGTTTGATTATTTATATAAGCAGTAATCTTATATGTGTCAGTACTTTTAGATAATCCTATTGGATAATCTGCTTTTGAATTTAAATTGTATTTTCTATTTGGTTCAGAATTATTTAATGCTATTGTTGGCTTAGTTACTATTTTTGTTACAAACATTTCAGAAATAACACTAATATTATAATTTGCATTATTTAAATCAAACGTAACTGATACGCTTTCTTCGTTTGTTTTTGCATCTACAGTTTTTGGCTTATATGTATCGGATTCTACATTTATAGTTTTAACTCTATAATTTTTTAAATCAGCAGATTGTATAACTGCTTTACTTCCTTCTGGTATTGCTATTTTATTATTTCCACTTTTTAATACTATTTTTTCACCAGCAGTTAATACACCATCGGAATTTTCTATATTTGGTATTACAACAACAGACCCCTCAGGACCATCTAAATTAATTGTAGTAAACTTTAATAGTGGTTCGTCTGGTATTATTTGTTTTTCTAATTTAAATAAAATATTATTTGAATATTGACCATCACTAAAAGTTTTATATGATTGTTTAAAATCATTTATATAATGCTTTATATCTATGGTATATAATGATTCTTTTGAATATTCTAAACTAGCTATTGGAGAGTTTGGTAAAGAAGCATAAAGATTTTCAGCATCCATACCACTATTATTTCCCAATACCTGAGCTGCTGTATTATAATTTGGATTTCTATTATAATCTGGATTTGCTACTAGTGATACTACATATCTTTCATTCGAAACATATCCATCTTTTTTTAATATAATTTCAGTATCACCATTTAATAATAAATCACTAATTGCTATTGTAATCGAATTGTTTGTTTTTTTAGATACAGATTCACCATTTACAATAATATCCGCATCGTTTACATTTGAATTTACATTTATAATATATGATTGATTAGATAATACAGTATTTGGTGTGTTTGTTAATATTACATTTCCACTACCAGCAGACGTTATACTACCACCACCACCTCCGGTTACAATTTCGTCATCAATTATTATATCGTCTACTGCTCTCATTTTTTTATTTTAATGCTTTAGCCTGCCCATCATCTGACCTAATTCTACCGTCATTTCCATCATAACCATCATCTAAGAAACCGCCACCCCCACCACCCCCAGTTCCACCACTCCCACCACCAGCTGGTGGTATATAATCTGGTTCACCATCAGGTGTTACTATTTCAATATCTTTTTCTTCCTCTGGCAATTCTTTTTTAATTTGTTTTTCCAATTCTAATTCAATATCTGTTTGTGTTAGTTGCTTAGATACTCCCTCATTTATAACAGGAGATGAAGTATCTATTGTTGTATTTGATTCTAATGATTGCAATACTTTTCCAACTTCATCCATAGATTCGTTTATACCAGAATCAAATGTTGTAGCAGATTTAATATCTTGTTTTGATAAATAATATTCTATTGTACTAACTAAAATCTTTTTACAAATTTCTATAATTTCACTTTTTGATAATTCAATTTTTGTTTTTTTATTATTTGGTTTACCATAATTTATGTTTTTTAAATCAGATATCCTATTTGTAAATTCATACGTTGAAGCTTCTAAAAATTTATTATGTATTGTTGTTATAAATGTATCAAAATTTTTTATTTTAAATTCACCAATCATTTTATTCAACCACTTTTCAGAATACTTTCTTTTCATAAATGAACTTATTGTAGTTGGTGTAATTGCTTCTACAAAAGAAAAAGAAGAATTTATAGTATCATCTCTAAATTCACCTCCCATCATAAATAAAGAAAATCTATCTTCCAATTCTTTATTTATATTATTTACATCTCTTATAGGAAATAATCTAACTTCAGTTCTAGATGGTGATATTTCGGATATCCAAAGTTTATCATTATTTAATTCACTACCAACTCTTTTATTAATAAGAGATATTTGTGTTTTAAAATTACCATTATTATATCCAGCTTCTCTTAAAAGTCTTTCAACATCTATAAAATATTCATTTGGTAATTGATACTTTTGAAATATAGTACCTTCTGCTATTAAAAAATAATCTTTAATATTATCTGTTGTTAATGGTATGTATCTAACCAAATTTCCATCTTTTTGTGGAAGTTGATTATCGTTTATATCATATATAATTACTTCAATAGAATCATTTTGCCCTAATCCAAAAAATGACTGAATATCTCCATTTTCAAATATCTTTCTATCATTTGAATCAATTCGATATCCTTTGTTATCTAATATTTCTTTGAATGTTTTTATGGCCATTTTTTATTTATTAATCATATTTGTATATATGTACAGTGAAATCTTTATTTTCAGTTTTAGTACCATCAGATACTATTATACTAAATGTAAAATCATATTGTGATGGTTTTGATGCAGAGAATGTACTAGCACCATAAGAACCTCTCAACCCCTTAAAATATGCTGAAGGCGTTTTCATTTCAAATCTTTTAGTTTCCCCAGCTTTTAGTTTAACAGGCAATGCGAATCCAAAATCCCAAATAGATTGACTAACACCTCCTGTGAATTTAATATCAACACTTATTTCCTTTTTTCCAGTTAAATCAGATGATGCTATTACTTCAAAATATGTTCTAAATGTATTTGAATAATCATTACCAGGAGCTGCAAATGTTCCAGCTGTTGCAGCTGATACTCCACGTGCGCCAGCACCATAATCCATACCAATCATTTTTGCTGTGGTTGCTTTGGTTGGGTCACCTTTATCAAATAATATACTTGCCAATTGTCCAGTTGAAACTGCTCCAGCTGCTAACGCCTGCTCTTTTGCTGATACCGCTAATCTTAACGCACTCAACTCTTGCTCCAATGATTGATTCCTTGCAAATAAAGAAACTCTTTGAATCGCTTCAGCAGTTCCTTTTTGTATAGAGTTTTGTAATTCGGTTATTGTACTTGATATTTTTGTTGTTAGTTGTCCAGTTTGGTTTTGTGCAGCTGCTAAATTTAAATCTTTTAAATCCAATTGTACTTTTAAACTTTCAGAAACTATTTCTACATCTTGCACTTTTGCTCTTAAATCCAAAACTGTCTTATTTAAAACAACTACTTGTGCAGTTAAATCAATTACCGATTGAGTTGCTTCATTATATATTGGTCTTGGAACTCTATCATCAAATGGTGGTGGTTCTGGTGGCAATAGTTCAAAAATTCTAGTATCAATAGACTTAACTAATTCTACTTCATTATATTTTGGCTTTATTAATTTTCCAGAAATAACACCTTCATCATTATTAGTTTGTTCAAAAGTATGGACACCAAAAGGATTTTTAGTAGTGATTGCCATTGAACCACTAACTAAAAGTTCACTTATTAATTGCTCATTTTGTAATCCAGTTTTTGCCATTATTAATTTTTAACTAAACTAAATGTAGTATCATTATCAAAGTATTCAATACTACTACCACTATCTACTTTAAATTCTATTTTATAAACTCTATTAGCTTCCCAATTTGAAAAATTAACTTTTATATAATTTCCATTAGAATCACAACTAACTTTAGAATAATCACTAAATGGAATTATAATATCATTCGATGCGTAATCTCTTATTTGATAATAAGTTGTAGCTGGTAAATATTTTGAAGTTGAATAATTAAATGTATCTGAGAATGTTTTTGGTGGATACAACTCTCTACCAAATAGTTGTATCTTTGCAATAGTACCTACTTTATATTCCTTTTTCAAATTAGTTACACCAACTTTAATATCATTTGCAGTTAATGGAGTTAATGAACCAGTAGAAAATATTGAATCATTCCATCCAATTCTTATTTTTGGTTGATATATAGTGTGAGTTTCTTTACTAAAGAATTTTAATATACCATAATCTGCAGTATCGCTTTCATTTGCTGTTGAGTATTTTAAAATAATACCATCATTTATCACAGACCCACTTATGAAAGCTCTTAGTATTGATATTACATTCATATTAATATCTGCCGTTTGATAACTAAATGTTTGAGATGCTGCATAGTTTGTGTACCAAGTACCACCAACACCATTATTAGTACTTGCTTCTGTTCCCGATTGGAAGTTATTTTGTAACCACTCCAACGAAGAATCCCCCTCTCTATAATTCCAAGTTACACCTTGAGTTGATATATTATCAAATCTAGTACCAGTACCCATTTCCCAACTTCCAGAAATTGCATTTGCAAATATAGTATAATCTAATGGAATTTCTTCACTTTTAGTTTCTTTTAGTATCAATTCTGCAGAACTCATTGAAATACTATTGTTAGAAATTGATGCAGATACATATCCTAAATCAAATTTAAGTAACGCATGTGATACATCTTTAATGTTTCCGTAATATACTTTACTTATTTCCAATATTTCATCCAAACCAGTATTCTGATTTGGTTGTTGTAAATAAACCGATGCATCTTTTGATGCTGTTAAAAAATAGTATGCCATTATTTTACTCTGCCTTTTATGTCTGCATCAGGAAACTTAATTTCAAAAACCGAAGGGTCTAACGATGGATATACAATCTTATCTTTAGTTGCCGCTTCTATATTATATGAATTTGAAGAATATTTACCAGAACACTTATTTGTTATTTTAACCATAGGAACTGATGAAACTCCTTCAACATTTGCTATTAGTAATTCGATTTCACTTAAATTAATTGTTTGATTAAATGACCAATTATCAATACTAAAATAATCCTTTAACTGAACTATACAGTTTGTTAATACTTCACTCTTATTGTAGTTTCCAAAAACAACTATTTCAAAATCAACACCAATATTAATAACAAACCCATCATTAATATTAATACCATCAGTTAATAATCTATATTCATTTAAATATGTTTTAAGATTTTCTTTAACTGCTCTATTGAGATTAGTAATATTACCATTAACATCATACCCTAACAAATATAAATTAATTGCAAATGGATTATTTTTTTCGTTTTCATTTGCAGTTTTACCAATTAAAAATTTAGTAATATCTTCTTTTATACTTCCTTCTGTTGGTTCTTCTGAATCTGGCTTATTAACAAAACTCATAACCAAATCAGTAAATTCTTGCAAATGATTTGGAGATGCTAATATAGACGCTGGTGAATTATTATCTAACGTACCATCAGCAACAGCGTATGCTTTTGCTATTCCTCCATATTTTGAAGGTAATGATAATACTCTAATTTGATAATCTTTTGCAGTTACTGCTCTATTTTGTGCACCAAAGTTTGCTAATGCATTTTGTCTAATTTCTTCTAATGTTTCACCATCTCTACCACCAGTAGCTGGAATTTCATTATCAACAGCTACAGAGTTTTTTATAGTATTATATGTTATTCTATCAGCATCATTAAATGCCGATATATCATCATCAAATTCAATTCCAGATATTTTTGTTAATTGTCCTTGTGATACATTTGATGCAACACCTCCGCCAACGTAATACTTTACAGTTATTGTTGTATTTGATGGAGATGTTCCGTATGTTTTTGTTTTTAAGAAATTAGTTGGGTCAAATGATTCTTCCAATCTACTTATAGAATTTGGTAAACCCAATCCAACATTTTTAAGATTTGGAATCAATTGTTCATCACTTGCCGTTGGGTCACCTGCTCCAAACTGAATTGTTGTTGTACTATTTTGATTTATTCTTGTAGTAAATCTTTTTGCAGTTTTAATTGTTTTTAAAATATATGGTACAGTTGATTTGAATTGATATAATTCTTGGTCATTTGCTTCTGTGTTTGGGTAATCAATAAATACCATTTCCTGTGCTAAGTAAGGTACTTCATAGTATTTGTTTCCATTAGAATCCCTAACATCATATATAGAGATTATATTAGTATCTTCCAAATCAATAGTTTGAAAAGATTGATAATTACCAAAAGATGCTTCTTTTTCATTTACAACTGCCGAAATTACTTGTACATATTTTTTAGCTAAATAAAATACAGGTTCACCAGTATTTGCATCTCTTTCATATACAGTTATTTCTCTATCAGCTGCATCTTCAAAATCAACAAGATTCGTTGTTCTAAATTCTATACCATTAGGTGATTGTACCGCCATACCTTCTTTGATTCTCAAATAAAACTTTGAATCAGGCCTATTATTAAATCCACTTCCTATTGATGGTACTAATTGATATACAGATAATGTAGATATTGCAGGAGATGTTACTTTTGGCTTATACCCTAAAAATTGTGCTAATGCTAACATACTCGTTTCATCCTCAGCAAACGGCATTAATGATTCTTTTAAAGTATCATCTATATAGTATCCCAATACATCACCAATATAAGATGCCATTTCAATAAACATCATACCAGGTGATGTTTCATTAAAATCAGAATAAGTTTTTGGAAAATACGTTTTAGCAAACTCAATTAAGTTAGCTCTAAATGTAGAGAAATCTTTATTAAGGTATTTAATATCTTTACCTTTGTTTTTAAAATTTTTATTTATTGTATTGATTGCCATGTTTGTTATGCTTGAACGTTAAATGATAGTGTTTCCAAATTAACACTGTTATCTATTCTAAATTTTAAAGAAACATTTACTTGATTAGCATCTTTCAATTCATTTGTTTGCTCTACTGATATATCTTCGATAGTTACAAATGGTAACCAAGTTTCCATTGAATTGTTTATTGCATTTTCTATTTTTTCTTCTAAACTGTCATCATTCATTTCAAACAATACTTTTTGCAAATCACTTCCCAAATTTGGTTGCATTAATCTTTCATATTTCTTAGTAAGTAATAAATTTTTTATATTTGATTTTGTTTGTACAGCAGTTGTATATGATTGATTAAATCCAGTATTACCTATTTGTATAGGCAATACAACACCAATGGCCCAATCATTATACTTTTCTGTATCTTTTACCAATTTACTACCTAATACTATTGCCATTATTTCTTTTTAAATCTTTTTACAAGTTCAGAATAATCTCTATTCAATGCTTTATCAATTTCAGCTACTCCAGTATTTACCCCCAATCCAGTTGGAGAAGGTCCTTTAGTCATTTCACCATATCCCATTTTTTCAGCTATTGCAGTTTTACCTACAATTGAACCCATATCACCTTGTCCAAAATTCATTGTTCTAAATCCACCATCACCTTGTGGTATTCCACCTCTGGTTTCATTTAGTATTTGGTTAATCATTGGGTTTTTGCTGTATTGTTTTGTTGGTGCTGTTTTGGTTTGAACTGATTCTTGTATTGGTTCTTCTTCCAAAATAGCCTTAGCCATTGAAATACCCTTTGATTGTGGTTTTGGTGCTACTTTTGTTTCAGATAGCATTTTTTTCATTTCAGCCTTCACACCTTCCTTAATTAAAGCAGGTAATTGCTCTTTGAGCTCCTCTTTAACAAGAATTTGAATGGCTTCTAATAGTTTATCCATGTCCATAATATTCTATTCTTTGTTTTGTTATGTTTATAAATATTTGAATTAAGTATTTTTGGGATTATATTACAAAAATGTTCCTTTACCATCCAATAACATATAATCTTTAAAACTAGTACCATCTATAAATCCTATATGTAAATGGTCAGCACTACTATCCGGAAAGTCCATTACTTCGCCTACAAATGTTCCTTTTAAAATAGGTTTACCACCACCCGTTAATATATTCTTTGGCATATTTTTTAAATGTGTCATATAAATTTTTCTACCATCTTCACTTCGTATTACAATTCCCGCTCCGAATAATTTTTTACCATCTTTAACAATTACAGTAGGACCATAATCTGATGTTACTTCTATTATGCCACCAATTGGTGTATAACATGGTGTACCAATCTTTGTAAAAATATCAACTGCATTGCCACTATGCCAACCTGGGAAACCTTTGTGTGATAATGTGTTTCCATCATAGACTACGGTTGCACCACCAAATAACATAGTTGAAGTGGGTGCACCTAGTCTAGCAGTAACATTGGGAACTTTATATCCAGTCCAATTTATTACACCAGGAGCAGGTGTGGAAAGTGGAGGATATAATGAATTTGTAATAATTAATCCAGTTACTGTTGCTAAATGTTGTTGTGCCCAAAATACAAAAATATCAACTAATGTTTTTGGTGTAGTTGTAGGTGGGATTATAAATGCAGGCTTCCATATGCCGGGACTAATTACCATATTATAATAAACTCCAATATTTCCAACAGTACCAGGTGCTGGTATTATTGGTATTGGAAATTCATTTAAAACTGCCGAGCTCCAATATGCAATCACACCACTACCCATAGCACCAACCAAATCATATGGTAGTGGTGATACTTGTCCTTGTTGTAATGCAAATTTAAATAAGGTTTTCATCATTTCCACATTACCCTGCTTTACACTTGCCATACTAATAGTATCAGTTCCCCTCTTTATACAAGCATCATATTCTTGCGCATATGTCTTAGCTACCAAATCTATATCACCAATTGCATTTGGATTTTCACTTAATCTAATTATATTTTGTTTAAATGTTACCCAAGACATCTTATGATAATTGATTTCGTTGACTTAAAATACTATTCAATTTTGATTTAATCATACCAAAATCAGGTGCGTTTATTGGGCCTGGTGCAGATGGACCGGCTGGTGTTAAATATTGCTGTTGCCCTATTGCGTCAATCAACTCACCTAATAAAGCTACTAAAGTTTCACCTTTAACCATAGCTTCTAAATCCACACTGCCAAAAAACATTGTACCATTTCCAGTTACAAAGTTTATATCCCTATCATTTGTTATAATATTAATATTATCACCAACACTTATATCAATACCACCTTTGTTATCAATTGACATTGAACCATCTGATATAAATCCATAATTCTTTTTTGAATAAAATAACATTTCTGCATTTTTTGCTGAAAGTATTATTCTACCTGAGCTAAGAAGCAGTTGGTCACCAATTAATTTTGTTGGATAATCTTCAAATGATTCCGGTTTGGTTTGAAAATCACCCTTACCCTTTTCATCTACTATTCCCGGTATGAATCCTAATTGATATTCTCCAGATGTTAAAGCTATTATTGAACCATCTTTATTAATATCTTCTTCAACATTTGAATTTTCTTCTTTTTTTCTATTATCAGCAGATTCACCATTTCTAATTATTATATTTGGTGCAAATCTATTTTTTGGATTATTAAACCCAGAAAATCTTATTGATTGACCAAATCTAGATTGTATTAAAGAATCACCTTCATATAATTTTAATTTGTGAAGTTTTTCTTGAGGATTGTAGTATTTACCAAATCCACTATATAAATCAGAATCTCCTTTATTTGATTTTGGAATTCCCGTAATAGCTACGCTTTTATAATTTTTTGCTGTATTTTGTGCTTGTGGTTTTTCGGGAAATTTATTTTTTATTAAATTTGAATTTGCAGATATTGATGGATTTGCTTCGTTACCAATTCTACTATAAGTGTATTGCCCAGTATCACTTTCATGTATTTTTACTATTTCATTCTTTAGAGGAATGTTTATAAAATTTTTATCAGCTGGGTGCGCTATTGATAATTGAGATGAATCTGCTGATAAATTATTCGGGTTTCTAAATCTAATAGACCCTATAAATGCTCCACCACCTTTAGTTTGCTTAGCTATTTCATGTGAATCATCTAAACAAATATCATATACTACACCCGTATTTTTGGGTATTAGATTTATATTAGTTTTTGCAGATGCGTTACTATGTAATATTCTATCGTTAAATCCCATATTATTTCATTTTCTTTTTTAATTCATCTAACTCAAATTCCAAATCATCAACTCTTTCAACTTCCTGCTTAGTATCTTCCAAATCTCTAAGTAATTGTTCTTTCTCAAATGCTGATAAGAATCCTTCCTGTCCTTCGGTTTTCTTTTCAGACGCTATAATCTTAGTTGCTATTGTTGCTAATTTAACTAATTGGTCATCATTCCTAACTGAACTATCAATTAGTCCACCAATAACAGGACCCAAAGTTCCCATGTCTCCTGCGTGTCTAACCATTTTCTTTAGTTCCTCTATTAGAGCACTAATCTTTGTTTTTTTAGAAACTTGGTTGTTATAGATATCCTCAAAAAGACCACTTAATGATTTACCTTTGAATAATTCGAATTCTGTTGACATATTAATATATTTACATTTTGTATGTATATAAATATGGTTCTATTAAAATGTTGAAATTAAATTGGGATTACTTCGATTGTAATCTTTGGTTGATATCCTTCAGGCAATTGTCTATTAATACCTTTGAATTCATCCACCTTACCTTTAAAGTAAGTTATTTGTAATATACGGTCTGTCAGATTCATTACCGTTTGCGAAGAAGTAGACATTTCTTCCGTATCTCTTTTCATATTCAATTGAGGTTTCTTTGGAAAGTATTCCTTTCTCATAGCTTGTGCTATTGCTTTCCAATCTTCTACCTTATCAACTGATTTCTCAGCTGATATCTTTCTCAATTTTGAACTTAGATATTTTTCACCATTTGTATATCCAGCATCGGTGAACATGTGTCCGTGATTTGTACGAACAACAGGTGATTCAGAATTTTGAAGTTTAACATCAGGCTTATGCTTTGATGTAGTTTCAATACTAACCATATGTTTTGTAGATGATACAAATGTATGACCTTTCAAAGACAATCCACTCTTACCCTTATATGATAGTGCAGCTCGTACTGCATCAATTAAAGTAGGTTGCTTAATGATGTTTCTCATCTTATCACCATCAGGTCCAGGTTTACCAGCTTTCTTTACAAGCTTAGCTTCAGCTTCATCGTGTCCAACTAATAGTGCTGAGTTTACAACACCAATTCCATTTTCGTTTAAACCCTCACTCCAATCAGTTATTAAATCGTGCAGATATGCAACTTCCACACCATCAATGATAGTATGTACAATTTCTAAAGAAGGATTATAAGCCCTATCTCTATTTTTAGCTAGGATAAACTTATCTTTAATTTCTTTAGATACGATTATGCACTCTGAAAGTTTCATTTAGAATCCTATTGAAATTACATCACCATCTGCTTCAACCCAACGAATTTTTAATGCTAATAATTTTTTAAGAGTATCAGCTCCAAAACGATAACCAGTTCCAAAATTGCCTCTTGCTGGAATATCTACAACCATTCCGTGAATACCAGCAAAAATTTGAGAATGGTCTGCACCAATTACTTTTTGAAATGCCACAACCTGTTTTTGTTGAATAGGTTTTAATTCTTTGAATTTTATTTCCGATGCTTCGTTTAATTGAGTAAGTTTTATCATATTATTTATTATTAAAATGCTCCATTTACTTCTTTAGCTGCATCAGAACCATACTTTGATTTAACTTTGCTAACTAAATCTTTTAGGATACTACTTCTATATTTGATAAGTTCATTTGGCATTGAACCTTCTATTGTATGTATTGTTTGAATTGCCTGTAATAACTTAACAGACTTTGTATCGTTTAAAAATGTTGCTAATTCTAATACAGAACCAGTATGGTCATTTCTATCAGTTAGTTTAGCTATCTTAGCTACTATTTGTTTAGTATCTAAAGATTCAGTTACTTTAGGTTTTCCAGTTACAATACCCATTAATTTTATCATCTTATTTCTTTAATTTAAGTTTCCAATAAACACCACCTCTAACGTATGGAGTAAAT